TCGCATGTTTACGAGAGAAATATTCTAAATTAGTTAAAAAATTGATTTGAAGTTTTTGTTTCTATGAATAGTATATTAAAATGATTATTCCAGTGAAGTGTTTTACATGTGGAAATGTTTTGGCGGATAAGTACCGATATTATTTGAATGAAGCAGTTGAGTTAAAACGAAGCAATAATATTGATCCGACAAAAGTAATGTACCTAACTAAAGATAATACTAAAAAAACGGCCGAGGCAATGGTGCTTGACAGAATTGGTCTTGACAAAATGTGTTGTCGACGGCATATGTTGACTCATGTTGACATTGAATAGACGCGAATAGAAACAGGTCAAACGAGCAGAACGAACACAATACCACAGACACACCCACCAGAACAACCTTATACACTTAACATATAAGCTAAAAAACATGTTTCGACCGAATTAATTATTTTTTTCATAAAATTGATTAATAAAAAAATTGAAATGTAATATTTATTTGTTTAAGTATTACATTGTTATATAAAGATGAGTGAATTAAACGCAACACAAGAAAATACGCAATTAATAATTATTAATAAGGGGACCGGAGCGGGTGGTGCGAATACAAATTATTATGGGAAAAAGTTTGAAGAAAAAACTAATAATCAGCAAAGATTATTAGAAATGGGATATACCAAAAATAGTTCTACAAAAAAACCAAAAAAAGCATATGACTATTATTTATCAAAAACATTTGAAGATAAAACAATCGTGTTTGTATTACAAAATGGACTAAAAATGTATATGAAAAATAAATATAATATTGATTTGTTTAGATGTCCCGATGAAGCGTATATTATTGAATATACAAGCGGTAGAAAAGTAATAAAAATATTAGAAAAAAAAGAACAAAATGTAGAAGGATCAGTAGAAACTAAATTATGGTCTGGACCTTCACTTAAAAGAGAGTATGAATTAGTTTTGGGTGCAGAGTTTGAGGTGTTTTATGGATTTTGCGTAAGTGAGTTCTTGAAAAATAAACTTATTTCAATTGACAAAAAATATACAATATTAAATACAATATTTAATGAAACTAATATTGTGGTTTTATTTGGCGACGATGAAAACTATTTTGAAACATTCGATACATGGTTTAATAATTCTTTATAATAACTTCTTTTGCCTTTGCGTCTGGATTTTTGGAATTAATTGACCTTTTACATAAAATTGATAATGTGTTATATTTTTCATTTGTAAAGTTTTCACGCACTAAACTCACATCAGCATTACTTAACATTATTTTTTTATTTGTGTCGGTTAAAATGTGTATTAATTTAAATAAATTGTTATGGTTTTCTATATTAAACCCATTTTCAGTATATCCTACAAATGAAGTATCTGTTTCGGGAGCATATGGAGGGTCAAGATATACAAAATCATTCGGTTCTACAATTGTTAGTGATGTATTAAAATCACAGCATTCAAATACTACATTTTGAATTAAATTATGTATTTCTTCTAAATGTTCTTTATTTATAATTTCTGGATTGTTATAGTGTCCGTATGGAACATTAAATCCTTTTGGACCAACCCTAAATACACCTCTAAAACAAGTTTTATTTAAGAATATAAACATAGCAGAACCTAATATACTTTTTTTATCGGTTAAGCATAATTTGTTATATTCACTTCTTATCCAATAATAGTAATTTTCTTTTGCGATTTTTGCTTCTGCTATATTTTTGGGTGTTCTATTTATTTCTCCATTACCGCATTCGTTAAAATCCGTAATAATAGTTTGCATTACATCATATAATTCACTATGGTGTGTTTGAATGTTTTTGTAGATATAAATTAATGGTTCATTCAAATCATACGCATATATATTACCTTGTATCTTTATAATCCCACTTTTTACATAAGATAATAAAGTTAATAAAACACTACCTCCTCCTAAAAATGCTTCACGATAATTATTTATTTCAACTGGAAAATCCGTAATAAGTTTATCTATTATTTGTGTTTTTCCACCAACCCACTTTAAAATCGGTTTGGGAATATGTATTTTTTTTGTAGGGACATCTTTAACGAGTTTATTATCATAAACAATTTCAATATTGTTAATTATGTCGCTTGGTGAAGTTTTTTTAATTTCAATTAATTTTTCTTTAACAGCATTATCTATCATTTCTTTTATTTTACTTTCAACAACACACGGATTTTTTTTATTAGTATGTGTTGTATAGTGAGATTTTTGGTTAAACTCTTTCCCGCACTTTTCGCAATTGTATTTACCCATTTTTAGTTATATATATAACATAATATAATATTTTTAAATCAATTTTTAATATATAGTTTAAATATACCCAAAAATACCTAAATATAGTTATTCCTAAATTATTTCAATAAAATTACAATTTACATTTTAGACAAAATCGGCGTTTGAAATGTAAAAAGGTGTAAAATCATTTTAGAGACGATTTATGGGATTAAAATTACATCAACATTTATAATTGACGTGTTTGGATTTGTTCTTGGGCGATCTATTTTGCTTACTAGTTACGCTTTCATATCTATGTGATTACACTGGTTATAATTTATGTGAAATATTCATCGAAGCATACTACAAAGATACCGTTTCGAACGTTTGATATCTTTGTACGGATACACTTAACATATAAGCTAAAAATATAATATACATTTATGATATGAATATACATTCAAAACTAGGTTTAAGAAAAACACGTAAAATGAAGAGAATAAATGTGAAAAAAAGTGTGAAAAAAAGTGTGAAAAAAAGTGTGAAAAAAAGTGCGAAAAAGAGTGTGAAAAAAAGTGCGAAAAAGAGTGCGAAAAAGAGTGTGAAAAAAAGTGCGAAAAAGAGTGCGAAAAAGAGTGTGAAAATAAATGTGAAAAAAAGTGTGAAAAAAAGTGCGAAAAAGAGTGCGAAAAAGAGTGTGAAAATAAATGTGAAAAAAAGTGTGAAAAAGGGTGCGAAAAGAAATACCAACCGCAGAAGACTCACACAACAAAGAAGGGTTGTTGGCAAGTCATTGAAAAACATTAGTAAACATAAAAAACGAGTTCAATATAAGGGGGGTGCGTTACCACCATTGATACAGGATGCTGCAAATATTATGGGCCAGGTCGGAAATGACGCGACGAATCTGTATAATCAATATCAAGGAAACGAGTTAGCACCTAGCCCACTTCCATACAACGATCAATATATGCGTTATACACAACCTTCTGGTTCAAATAATATGTAAATGGTGGTTAGGTGAAACTTATTGTAACAATACTAGTAACCTATTTCTATTGAATATATACAACAATATTTTTATAATATTTTTATATATAAATGGCAAAAACATTGAAGAAATCAATGAAGAAATCAATGAAGAAATCAATGAAGAAATCAATGAAGAAATCAATGAAGAAACCGCACAGAAAGATTAGCCGCCAGAAAAGAAGAACACAAAAACACGGAAGACAAAACAAGTATGCAAAAGTTCTAAAAGCTAAACTAAACAAGCTAAACAAGCTAAAAGCTAAACTATACGGCGGTGATAAAGTGCCGCCTAGTGGCAGTGAAGAGCTGTCTAGTGGCAATACAGAGCCGCCTAGTGGCAATACAGAGCCGCCTAGTGAGAGAAATCCTGATGCGGAGACGCACAACATTCTGGACGATCAGAAGAAACATACAAAGGCCGTTTGGAAAAACACAATTATTATATTATCATTCTTAATAAAGGCTATCGATGAAGGCAACATCAAATTCGCGAAAGATACAAACAACATCGAATTATGGGAAGAAACTATTAATATGATAAAAGACAGCGGCACGGGACGATGGGAAAACCCACATACAATCGAAGACGTTGAATCCAATATAGAACTAATGCAAGGACAAACATTAACGCTGCTAAAGATAATAATTGGCGAGGAAGAAGAAGCAGCAGCAGCAGCAGCAGCAGCAGCAGCAGCAGCAGCAGCAGCAGCAGCACAAATATGAGGTAGATATAGACGTAGCTCACGTAAGTCGCATAAGTAAAGTGGCATCATATACACAAAGGCGATTCAAATATTCTTATAATATTTTTATAATATTCTTATAATATTTTTATATATAAATGGCAAAAACATTGAAGAAATCAATGAAGAAACCGCACAGAAAGATTAGCCGCCAGAAAAGAAGAACACAAAAACGCGGAGGAGAAACGACCAACTCCAACAATAAAAAAGGTACCAATAAAAAAAGTTTCCTTAAAAGAGCCATTAGTGCTGTAGGGCGTCTTAAAGACGCAGGTAGAGTACTCGATCTACAAGCAATTATTGGCGAAATGAGCACGTTAGAATTTAGACGTCTCAAAAAGAACATGGTATTATTATCGGACGATCAAAGTAATCTAACAGGTACTAAAAATAATGAAGGCCGTACTAAAAATAATGAAGACCGCTTTACAGAATGGAATACATCTGACGAAGCCATTAAAGAAGAAGCAGCAAAAGCACCAGCAGAAGCAGCAAAAGCACCAGCAGCAGAAGAAGCAGCAGAAGCAGAAGCAGCAGCAGCAAACAGAGAAGAAGCAAACATAGCAGCAGCAGGAGAAGAAGCAGCAGCAGCAGAAGAAGAAGCAGCAAACAGAGAAGAAGCAAACATAGCAGCAGCAGGAGGTAAATGGTCTAAGAAGTACAAGAGGTCAATCAATTGTCGTCGTCCAAAGGGGTTTTCCCAGCGTCAACATTGTAAATATGGACGCAAGTCGCGCAAGTCGCGCAAGTAAAATAACGCAATTGTTTGTATCAACGCCCATACCACATAAATCACTTTTTTCTTTTCGTATTCAGCCCCAGTGCGAAAAGAAATACGCATAAAAATAAAAAATGAATGTATAATAAGATGACACAAGAAACAGAAGTCCATCAAAGAAAAAAGGACGAAATTCATAATATGATGGATACAATCTCATGGAAAGTAATCGATCAAATGTTTTCACATAGCCCTACATTTTTAATAGACCATCATCTCGACTCATATAACGATTTCATTGAAACGGGCATAAGTCAAATTATACGCGAATACAATCCAATTCAAATACGCAGAAACTACGACGAAACAATGGATGATTTCACAATCCAGATCGATTTATATATTGGCGGAAAAGACGCAAAAAAACTACATCTAGGAAAACCGATTATTTTCGATGAGGATCACCAACACTACATGTACCCTAACGAAGCACGTCTACGAAACATGACATATGGTGTAACATTTCACTACGATTGTGAAATCGAAATACGCACATATAGCGAATCGGAAAAAAAAATGGTAACAACGACCACAACCCTTACGAACCTCTACATGGGAAAGATACCCATTATGTTGAACTCGAAACTGTGTATATTACATGGACTCGACCCCAAAATCCGTCTTCATATGGGCGAATGTCGTTATGATTTAGGAGGCTATTTCATTATTGACGGGAAAGAAAAGATGATTATACCCCAAGAAAAATTCGCCGATAATATGCTGTATATTAAAGAAAATCCCGAAGAAAGCACATATTCACATAGTGCAATTATTCGCATGGTCTCTGAAGATGCATCCAAGCCGGTACGTACACTTAACGTACACTACGTTGCCCCTGGACCCGCCTACACGAACGGAAATATTGTGGTTGACATTCCCAATGTCCGCAAAGCAGTGCCCCTTTTTATCTTAATGCGCGCACTTGGCTTGACATCCGATAAGGATATAATACGCCACATTGTATTGGATATCGAAAAGGATAAAACAATGGTTGAGCGATTGCGTCCTTGCGTTCACGATGCCGCATCCATTTTCACACAAGAAACCGCATTGAATTATATTTCATCGCTCACCAAATACACTACAAATGTATATGCGTTGCAAATATTGATGGATTACTTTCTTCCAAACGTGGGAGAATTGAATTTCAGTAATAAAGCATTCTTCATAGGACATATGGTAAACAAACTATTACGTGTTGTCATGGGGCGCGATTTACCGACCGACCGTGATAGTTTCCATTACAAACGTGTTGAATTGCCGGGCACATTGATGTATGATTTATTTCGCGAATATTATGTCGCTCAAAAGCGGTCTATTTTCCTGCGTTTTGAAAAGGATATTTATTTCCATCATACGCGTCAAGAGGGAGAAAAGGAGATCGTAAATTTGGACGACAGTGGCATACATAAGATGATTGGAGATGGGTACCGCGACTATTTTCGCGAGAAGATATTGGAGACTGGGCTTCGTAAAGCCTTCAAGGGAAACTGGGGTATGACATCACATACAAAACGCGACGGAATCGTTCAAGATGTGAGCCGTCTTTCATACAATGCATATTTGTCACAATTACGAAAACTGAATCTTCCTCTTGACGCAAGTGCAAAAGTTGTGGGTCCGCGTTTGTTACATAGCACGCAATGGGGTGTTATTGACCCGATTGATACCCCCGACGGTGGCAATGTTGGGTTACATAAGCATTTGGCACTTGCCACGCGCATCACGAATGGGTATTCGGCGGAACCCATGAAGAAATGGTTACAAGAGCACGGAAAAATAGAGATACTGGATGTAAGTTATCCCGAATTTATCTACGAGCAGACAAAAGTTTTTGTCAACGGAATCTGGCTTGGATTCGTCTACGATCCCGTTCAACTTTTAGACGAGTTCAAACTACAGCGACGTCTTTCATTGATTCCAGTATATACCAGTATTTCTTTTCACCGCCAAGAAAACGCAATCGAAATATTCACCGATGGTGGACGATTGTGTCGCCCCATTTTTTACACAATAAAGGACGGTATCAGTTTCCAAAAGGCGCCCGAAGTGATTGCATCAGCTTCATGGTCCGAACTGGTATTAGGATTTGCCGAGAAAAAGGAAACCGCAAATGTGGCTCAGCGTGTAATATATGCAATGGATACACTTTACGGAGACAGTAGCGCACAAAATGTTGTGAAAAAGTACGCACATATCGACTATATGGATACAAATGAAGCACAAACCTCGTACATTGCAAGTGACTACGCAAGCTATTTGGCAAAAGGGAAAAAACACACACATGTGGAAATTCACCCATCGTTGTTATTAGGTGTAATGGGGAACCAGGTTATCTTTCCCGAGAATAACCCACCTGCACGTAATCTGTTTTCATGCGGTCAAACGAAACAAGCGGTTTCTATGTATCATACTAACTATCAACATCGTGTCGACAAGACCGGAATCGTGTTACAGTACGGGCAGGTCCCCTTAATCAAAAGTCGTTATTTAGAACATATCCAACATGAATCTATGCCGTATGGTGTGAATACGATTGTTGCTATTATGAGTTACACTGGATATAATGTGGAAGACGCAATCTTGGTATCGCAAGGTGCAGTAGACCGCGGACTTTTCCGAACAACATATTACAATAGTTACGAAACACATGAAGAAAGCACAAAAGTCGCGGGCACATTGACAAACGCCAATTTAACAAGTATTGAGGACAAGCCGGTGAATCGAAAGAAACGGGGTTATGACTATACGTTGTTGGATGAGCGTGGATTGATACGCGAAGGAGTTCAAGTGGATGAGAAAACCGTATTGATAGGCAAGGCGACCCACGACGAAGAAAACGACATATTGATTGACGCATCCATACAACCAAAGCGAGGGCAAAAGGGTCTAGTAGACCGTGTGTTTTTGTCGGACAATGAAGAAGGATTCCGTATTGCAAAAGTGCGTATCCGCGATGAACGCATACCTGCTATTGGTGATAAGATGGCAAGTCGTGCCGGACAAAAGGGTACGATAGGTCTGGTAATTCCCGAAAAGGATATGCCGTTTACGAGTGACGGTGTTCGCCCAGATTTAATTATTAATCCCCATGCGATCCCTTCGCGCATGACAATCGGGCAGCTAGTTGAATCGGTCTTGGGTAAAGTGTGTGCTATGAGTGGAAACTACGGTGACTGTACTGCATTTATGAACCAAGGGTCAAAGGCAGAAATGATCGGTTCATTATTGACGCAATATGGGTTCCATAGTAGCGGCAACGAAGTCTTATATGACGGGTTTTCTGGCCGTCCATTGGAGACTCCTATTTTCATTGGACCCACATATTACATGCGATTGAAACACATGGTAAAAGACAAATTGAACTATCGTGGGCGCGGACCCCGTACTATGTTGACACGTCAAACCGTACAAGGTCGAGCAAATGAAGGTGGGTTGCGTATAGGAGAAATGGAACGCGATGGCGTGATCGCACATGGTGCGTCCGCGTTCTTGCGCGAATCCTTCATGGTGCGCGGCGATGAATATCAAATCGCAGTGTGTAACAATACGGGACATATTGCAGTATATAACGCAAAACAAGACCGGTTTTTCAGTCCTATGGCGGATGGACCTGTTGTTTTCCAAGAGCCCGTTACTGCGGAAACTACAATTCGTTCTCTTACACAGTTTGGTCGTAGTTTCAGTATTGTGAAAATTCCGTATTCACTCAAGCTACTTATCCAAGAATTACAAGGGATGCACGTACAAATGCGTATTGTTACAGAGGACAATATTTCGCAATTGGATAGTTTACATTATAGTGACAATGCTAGCATCTTACAAAAGGGGAAACGCGAAAATATAGCACAACAGATGATACATTTACAGGGCGAAATCTCCGACAAAGCGCTTGATAAATTGCGTCAGGTGAAATCGAGTTCTATTCAAATAGAGGACTCTAATAGTTCACTAATCGAACCTGGTTTGGCCGTACACGATGGTCCACTAACAATATCTACAACAGATTCGCCTGGATTCCAACCTGGGTCTGGTGTGAATCCCGAGTTTCCAGATACGGATAGCGATATTCCGTATGGGCCTGACCTAGAAGTGACACCAAATAACGATTCATTGTTACTTCCCACAGAAGATGAAAATGGTACTGAAAAACCGGGTGAAACCAACGCGCAAGGCGATACTAACAACGATGTGGATATTCCAGCAAATATTCAGACAAACGCTAGTTCTGATGGAGCTGGAGAAACAAAGAGTGTCCGATTAGCTCCGATACAAAATACAGGTGAAGGCGAAGAACAAGGCGAATCCGATTCGTCATCAAAAAAGGTTATTACTATCAATACCGAGAAGGCATTAGGATGAAGAAGCAAACCTCCAAACAAAAACCCAAACAAAAACCCAAACAAAAACCCAAACAAAAACCCAAACAAAGAAATAAAGAAATAAAGTATAGTTAGTCTATATGGTTACAATTGACAATATTGATTCATTTGTGTGTGTCAGTGCTTCTACAAATGAAGATTTTTTCCATACATATAATATTTTGAAGACGGGCGATCGTATTGTAAATGAGTTGTCTGCAGACACAATATTGCGGTTTATTAGACAAGGAAATATATATATTTTAGCCGACGAATATCATGAATAATTCTGTACGAACGATTCTGTTATATTTTATGTAAAATTGATTTCAGTAATCACATAAGAATATATTGTATATATAGTATTATGTCATCTGATTTATCAGTAAGCAGTTCATTCTTTTCAAATCTTTATAAATCACGCAATGTCTTGATTGATGTATTGGAGTCTACGGGATATGATGTAAGTGAATATTTTGGGTTCACAGCAAATCATTTACATGCAATGTTAAAAAATAATCAGTTGGATATGCTGATAAAACGAAGTGCCGATGGAAAACAGGTCTACGTGAAGTACTTTGAAATCACAGGAAAAAGTACGAAAATGCTGCGTAATTCCACGATCGATGATATGATTGAAGATCTATTTCAATTGGAAAATATCCTTACCAAGAAGGATGATTTATGGATTGTTAGTCTTGGAGCTGCGAATGACACCATTACATCTCATTTGAAATATTTATGGGAACACGACCATATTTATGTAAATGTAATTTCGTTGCCACACTTACAATTTAACGTCTTGGAACATAGTATGGTTCCCAATCACCGTATTATGTCAAAAGCAGAAATTGACGAGTTTAAAAAGAAATACAACATACAAAACAATTCCGAAATACCCGAAATTAGTCGTTTTGACCCTGTATCACGAGCAATTGGACTGCGTCCGAATCAATTGTGTGAAATCACGCGTTCTAGTAAAAATGCAATCACAGCTTTGTATTATCGAGTTTGTGTAAATGTATAAATATATCTTCAATAATATTCTTTAGTGTTATTCTTGTTATTCTTGTTATTCTTGAGTTATTTTTTACCTCACCATCTATCCTTCGAGATAATCAGGTGATATAGCATTGAAATATAGTATCACACAACTATATGAATAGTTCCAATCCTTTTGATAATGCGATACAATTTATCAAAATGTCTAAAGAGCAAAATTCCAAACTATCTAGGCTTGTCAATGTTGTGGGTACCTACGAACAGGAATTGAAACATACAATTATCAACCCGTGTTTTGAATTATTACCCGAGTCAATTGATACGTGTACTGATGAAAATAAATTAGACAAATTTATCAACGGTTTAGTCGAGTTGAATTTACCTGCAAGATGGAAGAAAATATGCGATAGATTTTGTAAATATGAGAACGACCGCTACTGGCCACCTGGAAATGCTTATCTCAAGAAACCGAAATACGATATTTTTTGGAAGTACTCCCTTCGTGTGAACTACCTTAGTCAGAAGGGTTACGATGATTTAATCATTTTTAGTATAGAAACAGTTGTAAAACTTTACGCCATAATCAGATATATATATACTTGTGTTAAGGAAACAATGGAAGCAGAAGCAGCAGAACAAACACCAGAAGCAAAAACAGAAGAACAAACACCAGAAGCAAAAACAGAAGAACAAACACCAGAAGCAAAAACAGAAGAACAAACACCAGAAGCAAAAGCAGAAGCAGCAGAAAAAGAAGAAGAGGTAGTAACAAAATATATAAACGGTCTTAAAGTGTTGATAGCCATTCACTCTCGAATGGGATTGAAAAAGAATGATTGGCCGGAGCACGCTCAAAGTTTCAACGATAAGCTTTGTGAGATGAATAGGCATAGAAATTATTTGATAGAATCACAAGTTGACGAGACGAGTATACTCAAAAAACAAGACAATCCTATACAAAAGTATGTAAATGAAATTAATATTTCAAAAGATAATATTACGATACATAAGGATAAGTGCTCGGATGAGAGTAATAATGCCGGAGGGACGAAAAGAACTAGAAACACATTAATGTTATCTAAAACAAAATATTCACGAAATAAGAAAACACGAAATAAGAAAACACGAAATAAGAAAACACGAAATAAGAAAACACGAAATAAGAAAACACGAAATAAGAAAACACGAAATAAGAAAACCGTTAGGGCCCGTCGGCGATCATAATGAACCCTATTTTCCATAGATACATTGTTTTCCATAGATACATTGATTTATGTAAAATAAAATACACGTGATATATAAGAAATGAATATGCAAAGCTCTGAACTCATAAAACCGGACATATATCAAAAACAACACACGGCACCTAGCCAGCTTAAGCAGTGTTTAAACAAACTGAAAAAAAACTATAATCAACAATTGGATCTCATTAAAATGTCTTTTATGAAGTACAAGATGAATCCAGATAACCATAAATTCCGCAAGATGTTTGAGCGAAACGTAAGTGAATTAGAAAAATTACAAGTAACCGCAACATCTTTATCAAACAAAATGGGTTCATCTAACAAGAAACTTTCATGTACCAGTAAAGCCCTTGAAAAGGCAATCACACAAGCCAAATCGCAACACGACTCTCATATAGAACAAATCGCAGAAAAGCACGACGAAGGAACCGCTTTTTCTCAACAATTAGACGACGATACATACGAATACAATTACAATACTGCATATTTGATAACACTTATTTTCGGAGGTTTATACGGAATCTATTTTGCAGCAAGCATGAGATCTCCAAGCGTTGTTGTACCGACAAAATGAGATTTTTTTATGGATATATTCTATATATAATGGTCCAGTCATTACAAGATACGGCAACTACTGTAAATGCAATGCAAGATGTAAGTGCTATGGAGGTACGCTCAAAAGAAAACGTGTTTTACGGTATGTTAGTATTGTTAGGAGTTAATGTCGGATTGTTTGCTTATTTTACAATGGTTCCGACTCGAAAATAAAAGAAAATAAAAATATGATTTCAATATATGAATAGTAATTATCGGACCAAACAAGATGATAAAACAAGCGACCTATTATATTCGTATATTCAAAAGCAGGCCCCTTTGGATTATATAAAGGCAAAGTCTGCAGTTGAAGTGAAAGAACTAAACACTATTTATGCTGAAGAGGACTCGCTACAAAAATCAATGGAATCAAACCGGCTAACGTTGCTGGGGTTGTCAATAACAAGCGTTGTTTTATTGATAATATCTGTTCGTGTGTGGAAATAAAAACTATAGGTAATATATATGGATTTTTCCACATATACGCAATATAATGATAATATCAATACAAATATAAGCCAAGGTATAAGTCAATATCCAGGAACCACCGATTATATGGATTCGCATGAATTCCCTTCATTGAATCAGGGTTCAGGACTGACTTCTCAACGTAACCATACGAAAGCTCAAGTATTCTCAATGTCGAAAACATTGAATACCGTCGAACCCACGGACTCGGTAAATATGATTGAGGGCTTCACTTCGTGTAATTCCGTAAAGGTTGCAGGCAAAGACAAATCATTTACAGGCACATGTGACATTCAGCAAGTCAACCAGAACTTGACAAAAAACAAGTGTAAACTCAATAAATTGTATAAAAAATTCAATTGTATTGTACCTAAATATAAAAGCGCAAGCGCCAATCTCAAAGAAATGCTTTTACAACATCACGGGCAAATGCAGAAAAACCATTCACTTAGCGGGGGAAATTACAAACTTTCGTCGGGTGAATTGGTGTATATTACAGAAAAGGGGGTTGTAAAGTCGTATGGAAGTGAATCGATTTTCAAAGCAACATCAGGAAAGAACGGATGTCCGTCTTCGTCTGCCAAATCGATTGACGTATCTTTAGACAAGTTATCTGAATCTGTTGAACCATTGGAACGTGGTACAAATATGAAATCGACTACCTCACTTATTTCTTATGTTCGCATTGAGAACTGTAAAACAAATGGAACCTCAAAGTCGCTCATGATAACGGAGATTCAAGTGTACGATGATACAAATACAAATATTGCATCGAGCGCAAAACTCACAGCCAGTTCACAAAAGGATGATAAAGCCGTTTCAAATCTTACAAACAATAACCTAGATACAACAGGTACTAGTTACGCAGAAACACTTGCAAACGACGATGAATATTTCATGTTGGAATTCAGTGCAGAAGTGAATATTACGCGTATTGTACTTTATGTACCGGAGGATGGAATTTCAAACGCAAATGGTTCAAGTATTTTCCTCTTAGATAGCAATAAAAAACAAATATACGAAACAATCAACGTATCTGGAAACACACAACAAGAATTCTCCATATCACTTGAATTGTACGGTCAATCGTGTGGAAACGAAGGAAAAAATGTATATGTAAATCAGTTTCCCAAAACAGATAACATTGGGTCTGTGTATATTGGATGCTATAACGATAACGACCAACAAATGATGTCGTGGGACGGGAGCGAACCTATGAGTGCAAAAGACTGCCTTCAAAAGGCCGTCGAAAGTAATTCTCAATATTATGGGCTTCAAGACACCGATTCAAACGGATTAAGTCGCTGTGTATTAAGTAATGACATTACAAAGACAACAAGTCTTGGACCAGGCATTAATACATCTAGTGTATGGAGTACAAATACATCTTCTTCAAGTGCAATGTTGATGCTTACAAACACCGGAAATTTGGTTGTGATGGATGGAAACAATATGATTTTATGGCAATCGTATACTGGTTCAACAAATCAAAACAACATTACATATACAGAAAAACAGGGATATGATTATTCTTCCACGACACTTCAGACATTTGATTCACAAACATCCGTAAGCGAGGTACAAAACACATGTAATCAAACAGCGACTTGTGTTGGATATTCAAACAATACAGATGACGGTGGATATAGTTTACGTTCCAGTTTGCAAGGAGGAGCGACCAGTTCCAATACAAATTTCTTTACAAAGGTGATACCGTGGACCGAACAGGCAGGTACCGACTATTCGGGTAATAGTTTATCCGTATATGATAATGTACCTCTAAGCACATGTAAAACAAATTGTATTCAAACTGATAAATGCCTTGGATTCACATTTACAGGAGAGCCTGACGGCAATGGTTCATGTGATATAAAAGGTCAGTTTGTTGGAAATGGTACACCCAGTTCGAATGTAAACACGTATAAGCGGACAGATTTGGTAAATGCATATTTGATGATGAATGACGACGGAAGTCTCGTTTTATACCAAGGCACACCAAATGACGGCGCACAAACACAGTTATGGAGTTCAAATACAAACGGTGCCACTGCCAACACAATTGTGAATCCTAGTTGGAAAGTAACCAACTGTAAAGATTGTCCGTTCAAGCGAAACTATATATTGCCGGGCGAGTCGTTACGCATAGGGAACATGTTGCCTTCTAATAGTGGAAAGGCAGTTGCAATCTTGAATACAGACGGCAATTTTGTAGTACAAACTGCAAATGTAAAGTGTACCAAGACGGGTGATATTATGAGTGGTGCTTCTATGACAAATTCCGTATACATGTTGGCAAACGCAAAATATACAATTCAAACTGGTGCACCTACGGACGGCATTGAGGTAACGGGTTCACAAACAACGTATCAAAACGACAGTTTGGGTTCGTGTTTGGCTTCGTGTGAAAACACCAGTGAGTGTAAGGTGATTTCTTTTGATAAAGACAATAACACGTGCAAACTCTACAGCAGTGCAACTGCGTTTGATAATTCCAAAACAACAAATAGTTATTTGATTAATGTAAATAATCCACTAGACCCAACTAATTCACACCACAACAAGATAGGGTATGTGGATAAAAATAGTGTTTTACACGAGTATACAAATGATATGGTGACGTATAGTAGTCAATATGACACGTATGAAAACACAACAAGTAAATACAATGATATTGAAACGGGTAATGTATCGAGTGTGAATTTAAACGGGAAAACAGCAGTTGAATATTTACAGGACAAATGTAATGCAAACTGTAAATGTGCTGGGTTTACATATACATCAACCAACGGTTCATACGCATTAAAAAATAAGAATATATACCCACTTCCGGGAAAAACCTCTTCTATGGATGGTACGAATTTTTATGTGCGAAAGCCTAAAATAAAAAACAACGGCAATGACTGCAGTACTACGATTAAAGAAATCACTAGCGAACAGTGGGCTCACTACGACAAAGGAGATAATATGGATTCTAGTTTTCAATGCGGATACCCGACCGAGATCAAGAACCATCAAGCAAGCATTGGAAAAATGCGCGAATCAATGGACTGTATTATTCGCAAGGTGACTGCTCTTACCAACACGATATCACAACAAGAGGCAGCAATGAATGTTAAAGAACAGGAAATAGTTCATAAGATTCAAAAGAAATTATGTAAACTGAATACGATTCGCGCGCAATTAGGAAAAGATTCCAATGGCGATGACTCCACCACAACCACAACTAGTGGCAATGACGATATCTTTACAGAGAGTAGAAAAATACTAAGTTCCATATTTAATCCGAACCCATCGTCGGGTTCCAAGAATGGAAGCTCATCGAACCACCCACTTGAAGTTGTCGGTGACGACGACGACCCCAATACAGAAGGATATACAACATTGGAAACTACAATGACTGAAGTAACCATGCAAAATACCCAAGATGACAGGGGCTTTTTGTTGTACGGTACACTTGCTATTGTAGGGGCGTTGTTGGTGTTTCAGATGTCAAAACCTTTACCACGTTAGATGTGATTCATTCGAATTTACTTGCGCGGAGTACCATTACACAATATTATATGGAATATTGTATAGTATATTATGGAAAAGGACAATCAAGCAATTTTTGAGATTCGCCCGTTGAAGAAACCAGATTTAACAAGCACATATTTTATGCTGTTGGCACAGTTAAGTTATATTGATGTTTCAGAAATGGTAAACAGCCAGACTAAAATTGACGATTTTTTTATGAACTACTTCAACTCGCGGTCTCATTACATATACGTGATTGAAGCTACACACAACGGTATTGTAAAACTGGTTGGTTCGGGTACAGTTATTATTGAAGAGAAGTTTATTCATAATTTCGGAAAGGTAGCCCACATTGAAGATATTGTAATAGACGCCGAGTTTCGAAAATATGGATTAGGGAGAAAACTGATTCAGATGCTGGTTTCATTTTCAAAAAATAAGAACTGTTATAAAGTAATACTAGATTGTTCCGAACATAATACGGGGTTTTACGAAAAATGTGGATTCCAAAAACATGGAGTGGAAATGGCACACTATTTCTAACCTGAATTCGGTATTCGATATTTGTTTTCTCTCTAAGATATATGAGTTCTAAAAATACAAAAAGTAGCGGTCAGAGTGATCCGGCTTCATTTAGTTCATGTGATAAGAAAAAAATACGAGAAATTCAACAACAACAAAACAAATTCATCAAGAAAAATACGACACAAACCTCTGTAAACATTTCCATTACATTAACCAGCATGACAGAATATTTGATAGAATTACAAAAAATGGAAAAGGAATTGTATGTTGTTTTAGAGAAAAGCAAGGATATGACAACGCAAGAACAAAATGAAATCTTGGTGAAAATAGACCAACTCACAACAAAACGTGAGAAGCTATACAAGGATTTGTTAGAGTTATCGCAAAAGGTGAATCAAATGAAAACCAATAGTGCTGGTACATATAAGAACCAACTTGCATTATTAACGATTGCCGAGAAACAGTTGAACGAGGAGAAAGCAAAGTTACGCGCACTTAGTGTTGACAAATATAACAAGTTACGCATGGTTCAAATCAATAATTACTATAATAATCGTTACGAGGGTCTTATTGAGTTCATGAGATTAGCCATTGTTATGTTGTTAGGCGGCATTGTGATATTGCTAATAGGACGCTATACTCCTGTACCTGGATCTCTTATTTCAGTCATTATGATATTTTACATTGCATTAACGGTTGTAGTTTTAACATTCCGCTATTTAGACATTGCAAGACGAGATGCGAATGACTTTGAACAATATGATTGGGATTTTAACGCACAAAACCCTCCCACTGTTTCTAGTGGTGAATCTGCAATTGGTGCCACATGGAATGGTGACATTGACCTAACAACATGTGTTGGGGAATCTTGCTGTGGTGATGGATTGACATACGACTCAACAAATAATGTATGTATATTGCCAAATAAACAAGGTGCAAATGCGAGTAGTTCGGCAACTACAGCAAATTAGGTGGAATCATATTTCAATGTTATTGGTAAAAAATAGAATTGCATCAAGACGCTCTTTTGATGTCATTAGTCCCCATAAAACACGTATTGTAGATATTTGATTTTGTACTAGTTCGTCAAATGTAAGGGTAAGATCTGCATTTCCTATTAATTCTTCCTGATCTTTTCTGAGTAAAATTGCATTGATTGTATCAAGGCTCGTGTTTCGATAGCGAAAGCTTCGCTCGTATAATTGTAATTTCTCGTGGTCTCCATTGTATATTGGTGGCTGACGCACGGATAAGTATTGAAGTATATCATTTTCAATCCAACCGTATATATCGTCAACGTCCATCCCATTGTATGAAGCATTATATAGCCGTATCAATTGTACGTATGTAGAAGAAAACGAACGAATGTCATTGTTTAGTCGTGGTGATATTTTATTGCGAGCATATGGTTCTACATGTTGTTCTATAATTTCACTAGGTAGTTTTCTGGTAAGAAAATATAGTGTGTTTTCTTTTGTGTACTGTAACATTGTATTATGTATATATTCCATCTATATATTTGTTTGTATTGTTTTCATGACGCGCCATATATGAAGTGAAAATGATTTTTATTTCTCAAGAATGTATAAGAACTCTTATGTCATTTACAAATATACAAGATGAATTTGATTATCAATATTACGGAAATAAATATCCTGATGTGAAAAATAGCGTTGGTTCTTCATATGACGCACTTTGGAAAGAGTATCAAGAAGAGGGTATCGAGCAAGCCCGCTTTCCGAGTTTTCAGATCGAAAAGGAAAACGAAATAAAAAATTACATGTACGGGGAATCGTATTATTTATTTTCAAACTACGACCCATCGGACCCAACCGACGTACTGAAAACAAAAGAAAATAGTTCAAATAATGCATGTGCTGCCGTTTGTAATCGCGACGAAGTATGTGGTGGGTTTGTATTTGACAATACAACAAAGACGTGTACTACTTATAAAGATAATTTATACCCACACAACGGAATGCAGGAATCACAGGGATTTGATGTATATATTCGCAGCAAACGTCAAGATAACATGTCGGATAGACCATCACTTCGAGAACGAAAAATAAAAGAACTAGAAGAAAAAGTAGAAGATGCAAAACGTCAACTAAACGTTGCACCAGGCGATTTTCAAGATGCAGAGCGCGAATACATCGAATATACAAAGGGAATACCTTATTACCGTGAAACGCAGGAAGAAAAATTGAAAAAAGACTGGAAGAAACTAAAGTGTAAAATCGCGCAAACATGGAGACCGGTATTCAACGACCACGGCACTAGGATAGAAAATTACGAACAAAACTATAATACTCACGAAAACACACTCAAGTCGTATTTAGAATATTTACAAAATGATAATCAACAATTCAAACAAGATTTACAGTCAAACGACGGAGACCTGCGCGTCCAACAGCGCAAGAGTTATTATGAAAACCAGGCATTAAGCGAACGTAATTCTACCATTTCATATGTCTTGGTAGTTTATTATGTTATTTTGTTGGTCGCTTTGAAAATGCTCGTATTTAAACTGAAATTCTTTCAGATAACAAACATTATAATCATGGTTGTATTATGGTTATTTCCGGCATTGAGCTATTACATATTAATACCAATATTCATTCAAGCACTGAAGTTATTCCAGGGTATATATACAAAGTTGGTACCACATGACGTATATAGTGATATGTAATCAAAATCTCTCGACTCGATGTCTTGAAATCATTTTTGGTAATTCAATATTTTGGATTGGTTGAGTATATTTCGAAAATATTGAATAGTATTGTGATTAGACGCTCCGAGAGATTTATCTCCCAGCATCAATAAAAAATTGCAATATATTTGATTGCTATATATTTGATTACTATATTCGGTTGTTGCGTATATTACATAATATCAGTATCGTCGTCCTCGTACACTAATTCTACGTTCTTCCAACACGAATGTTTCGAATAGCGTCCGAAACGCTTATCCATGACTTCGATCAACTCTTTCATTTTCGGAGGACGCCGACCATGATTTGTTCGATACCACTGCTCGAATTCACTCGAGAGCGACCCCTTCTTTATCTTTGCGCCTTCCATCACCCGCACCTTTTCATGTATAAACTCCATTACATGGTCCTGCTTATTACGATATTGGTCGCTACTTGCCTTCACGATTTCACAGTCCTGTACTACCCCTTGTGTCTTATACGCAATATCTACAAGCATGGAAATGAAGATCTCCTTCCAGTCATCAAGTCTCGCTTCAAGTGACATGTCTTTCTTGAATTGATACGGATACACTGGGTCGTTATCGACAGGATTTTCCACAAATCGCGACATGAAATCCACCTTGCGAATACGGCGCCATGTACCCTCATCAGTTGCATCGACAACAAACTCGTGATTACAACACACAAACACCTTACATTGCGGAGTGAACGTAATATTGTCTTTATACAGAGCACGCGCTTGAATCGGGTCACCTCCTGTAAGTTCCTTCATTGTACCTTCATTCAACTTATCGTCCTTTTTCGGCTCCTGCATAACTGCCATACGTGTACCCGCAAGCATGGCGATTTCCGGACTTGCTGAACCTACACCGGTCCGACTTTGCGTCACATAAGTCAACGGAATAAGCCCCTTGTATTCGCCCAAACAAAAGTCCATCAGCTTTGTCAGCATCGATTTACCGTTCGAACCAACACCAGTTAGTATATTAAACGTCTGATTGTGATTGATTCCGATCAGACACGATGCAAGCAACTCCCACATATAGGTTTCCAATTCCTTTACTGGAAACAATTGTGTCATAAACAATTCGATTTGCTGT